TCGGATAATATTACGGAGGCTTTTGTATGACGTGTTATCACCCGATTAAAGCCTACCGGGCAATTAATAAAAAAACTGATAATGGCAAGTCTGTGATTTGCTTCAACCATTCCGATGTATCTGACTGCCCCTTTGAAACTCTCCTTCTTCCTTGCTCTAATTGTTCAGGTTGCCGGATGGATCGCTCCAAGTCTTGGGCAATCCGATGTATCCATGAAAGCTCTCTCTTTGAGAATAATTGTTTCATTACGTTGACTTTCAGTGAAGATACTGTCAACTCTCGTGGAACTCTTGTTAAGTCTGACTTTCAAAATTTTATGAAACGTCTTCGCAAACGTTTTGTAGGTTTGCAACCTGTCTCGAAAGGTACTGGTTATGTTCTCACCTCCGATCAACTCGAGTCCACTGAGTATCACTACCCTATTCGGTATTTTCATTGTGGTGAGTATGGGTCTAAACACTCTCGGCCTCACCATCACGCTTGTATATTTAACTTTGATTTCCCTGACAAGGTACTTCTCGAAAGTCGGGGTTCGAATCATTACTACCGCTCTCAAGAACTGGAGAAACTATGGCCCTTCGGATACTCAATGGTAGGACATGTAACTGTCGACTCTGCTGCTTACGTCGCTCGCTATATCCTCAAGAAAATGAATGGGAAGCTCGCGGACGATTATTACAGACGGTTCGACCTACAGACCGGGGAAGAGTACCAACTTCAACCGGAATACACCACTATGTCTCGTCGGCCAGGGATCGCCGCGTCTTGGTTCAAAAAAAATGCTTCGTCTGTCTACCCGAAAGACTATGTAACCTCTGGAGGAAAATCGTTTAAATCACCTCGATTTTACGACAATATGTATGAATTAAGTCATCCTGAGGCGTTTCTGAAAATTAAGAACAAAAGAAAGCTGGATTGTATGTTGAATTCTGACGATAATACTCCTGCTCGCCTTCGCGTTCGTGAGAAGGTGCTGCAATCAAAACTATCTAGGTTAGTGAGGACTTACGAAAATGATTACTAAAATGTATTGTGTGTTCGACAAAAAAGCGAAAATCTACAATCCTCCTGTTTTTTTGCATAATACGGCTGTGGCTTGTCGAGCCTTTGGCGAGCTGGCTAATAATCCGGATCATCAGTATGGGAAGCATCCTGGCGATTATGAGCTTTGGGAAGTCGGGACGTATGATGACGGATGTGGTTTGACTTGTCCCTTGGAGGATAAAACTCATGTAATCGACTTTGCCGACTTAGTCGGAGTCCCAGCGTGATGAGGTTTCTCTCTTATCTGCTGATTCTAACCATTGGGGGCTGCGTATTTTACGTGGCTCCCTCTTTTCATTTGAAAGGGCACAAGATGAAAAAAGTAATTGATAAGCGAGCGAATGGGTCGCGGCGTGTATCGTTCATCACTGATACAGGCTCTGTGGTGGAAGGACACCACAAGAATGATGTTGATATTAACAACGTTATGAAGAAATACCGTGTAACGGGTTTCCTGGAATCAAATGCTCGTGAAGCTCAGTATGGTGATTTCTCTGATGCCACCGATTTTCATGACATGAAAAACCGTATTATTGAGGCCGAAATGGAGTTTTCTAAGCTTCCTGCGTATCTTCGTACCAGGTTTGACAATGATCCCGGGCAACTGCTCGCGTTCCTGGATGACCCTGAGAACCTCTCAGAGGCTCAAGAGCTGGGTTTATGCCCTAAGCCTATACCTGATACCCCGGCGGCTTCAACGCCTCCTAAAGAGGCTTCTACGCCGCTTGTGGCGGCTTCCGGACCTGACTCGGCGAAGCCCGAGTAGGGCCGCTCACAGTTCACCTACTTGATATTAACTGTGCGGACTGACACCATTACTTCCGAAAGGGCCAGAAATGCCATTCAAAAGACATAGACAAAAGTCTGTCATGAGTCATGAATTCTCGAGAATTCCAAGTGCAAATATTCAGCGTTCGACCTTCAAGCGGTCACATGGGTACAAAACGACTTTGGACCCTGATTTTATTTATCCGATTTATTGCGACGAAATCCTTCCTGGAGATACGTTTAACGTGAAGCTTTCGTCAATTGCCCGTCTTAACACCCCTATCGTTCCGATTATGGACAATATGTTCATGGACTTCTTCTTCTTCTTTGTTCCGAATCGCCTTGTTTGGGATCAATTCCAACAGTTTATGGGTGAACAGAAAGACCCGGGTGATTCCACTGACTTTGTTGTACCTACGGTTCAGTCCGATATAACTGATGGCTTTGCTATCGGTTCTTTGGCCGATTATTTCGGCCTTCCTACCGGCGTTCCCGGTCTTACTGTCAATGCTTTGCCCTTCCGTGGATACAACCTAATTTATGATGAATGGTTCCGTGATGAGAATCTATGCGATTCCGTCAAAGTGGAACACGATGAAGGTCCTGACGACATTACCAGTTACAACCTTCTGAAGCGTGGCAAACGCCACGATTATTTCACTTCTTGTTTGCCTTGGCCTCAAAAGGGGCCTGGTGTAGAGCTTCCTTTGGGCACAAGTGCCCCGGTTTTGGGTATTGGTAAAACCACTACTACGTATGATTTTTCCAACCAAGATGTGTATGAATCAGGTGGTTCTGGTACGGTTCAATATGCTTCGGCGCAGGTGATTACTAATCCTACGGATACCGTGGATGGTCAATTTTTTGTAGAGCGTGATCCTGCACCAGGCGGGTACCCGAATATTCGTGCTGATTTGAGTAGTGCTGTCGGGCCTACCATTAATTCTTTGCGTGAGACTTTTCAGCTTCAGAAACTTCTTGAGCGTGATGCTCGTGGTGGTACCAGGTATACAGAGATAATTAAGAGCCATTTTCTCGTGAATAGTCCTGATTCAAGATTGCAACGTCCTGAGTATCTTGGTGGTGGATCTCGGTCGATTCAGGTAACGCCTGTGGCTCAAACTACTCAATCGCTTGAAACTGGCACGCCTCTTGGTACGCTTGGTGCTGTTGGTTATCATGCCCAGTCTGGAGTGGGTTTCACGAAGTCATTCGTGGAACATGGTTATGTCTTTGGTTTTGTACAAATTCGTGCCGATATTACCTATCAGACCGCTTTGAATAAAATGTGGTCGCGTTCGACGAAGTATGATTTCTTCTGGCCGGCGTTGTCCCATTTGGGTGAGCAGGCCGTCCTTAATCAGGAAATCTATGCTCAAAATACTGCCGCTGATGGTGAGGTGTTCGGTTATCAGGAGCGTTGGGCTGAATATCGTTATGCCCCTTCCATGATTACTGGGAAGATGCGGTCTGTGGACCCGACTTCTCTGGATGTGTGGCACCTGTCTCAGGACTTCTTGGAACTGCCTGTACTTAACAAGGATTTTATTGAAGAAAATATGCCAATCGATCGTGTGGTTGCTGTTGTTGATGAGCCCACTTTTACGTTCGATGCGTATTTCGATATTTCCGCAACCAGGCCGATGCCTGTTTATAGTGTCCCTGGTCTTGTGGATCACTTCTAGGAGGCAAACTATGGGTTTTTTCAAAGATGTTCTTGGAAGTGTGAACTCTGCTATAGGCTCTCCGTTGGGTGGTCTTGGTGCTTCTGCTTTTACTGCGAAACAGGCTTCTGATGAAGCTACGTTCAATCGTAAATTTCAAGAGCGGATGTCTAATACTGCCCACCAACGTGAAGTTGCTGACCTTCGTGCTGCTGGACTTAATCCTATTCTTTCTGCCGGTGGGAAAGGCGCTTCAACGCCGACCGGTTCTGCAGCTTCGCTGCCCGACTTGTCTGCCGGGATCTCGCGTGGTGCTTCCTCGGCTTTGCAAGCTGCGAATACGGCCAGAGCGAATGTCTCTGCTACTCTCGACAATAATATGTTGTCGTTTTATAAGGGCTTGCCAAAAGTTATGCAGGATATGGTGGATGCTTCGCGTCTTAATTCTCAGACCGGCGTGGCTGATGAGGCTTCCGCTATTCTTTCCGGTCTTACGAATACTGCAAAAAAGGCGGCTAGTGGTATTAAATCTTGGGGCAAAAATGCTTGGTCTATGCTCAAGAAACCTACGTTTAAAAAGGTTCCGATTAAGAGTGGTACGCCTGGTATATATCCGAATTGGAAGAACCGCAAAGTGGAGCATCTGCAACGTAAGGGTGCGACTACTGGTCTTAATGAGGCCGAAACTAAAGAACTCTTTAGACTTATGGGAGAATTAAAATGAGACGAAAACGCATGAAAAAGAGTCGGAGTCGTAAACTGTTTAAGCGAACGAGTGGCAGCAATCGGAAGAATATGCGGTCCTCTCCGATGCGTGGCGGCTATCGGCTCTAACTAACAAAGAAGAGGGCTGGAGCCCCTTCGGCCTAAAATCGCGTCGGCCCTGCGCAAGCAAATGAGGGCCGACCTATTTTCGGTTGGAGGGGCGGCCCCCTTCGGATAATATTACGGAGGCTTTTGTATGACATGTTATCACCCCATAAAAGCCTACCGGGCAATCAATAAAAAAACCGATAATGGCAAATCAGTGATTTGTTTCAACCACTCAGATGTTTCTGACTGCCCTTTTGAAACTCTCCTTCTCCCTTGTTCAAACTGTTCTGGATGCCGCATGGATCGTTCGAAATCCTGGGCTATCCGTTGTATCCATGAAAGTTCTCTATATGAGAATAACTGCTTCATTACGTTGACTTTCAACGAGGATACTGTGAATTCCCGTGGAACTCTTGTTAAGTCTGACTTTCAAAATTTTATGAAACGGCTGCGCAAACGCTTTGAAGGTTTGCAACCTGTCTCGAAAGGTAACGGCTATGTTCTCACCTCCGATCAACTCGACTCCACTGACCATCATTACCCTATTCGGTTCTTTCATTGTGGTGAGTATGGGTCTAAACATTCTCGGCCTCACCATCACGCTTGTATATTTAACTTTGACTTCCCTGACAAGGTACTGCTTGAGAGTCGGGGAACGAATCATTATTACCGTTCTCAAGAATTGGAGAAATTATGGCCATTCGGTTACTCGATGGTAGGTCATGTCACTGTCGATTCTGCTGCGTACGTCGCGCGCTATATCCTCAAGAAAATGAACGGGAAGCTCGCGGACGATTATTACAAACGGTACGACCTACAGACCGGGGAAGAATACCAACTTCAACCGGAATACACGACTATGTCTCGTCGGCCAGGGATCGCCGCGTCCTGGTTCAAACAAAACCCTTCTTCCGTGTATCCGAAAGACTTCGTCACTTCGGGAGGAAAATCGTTCAAAGCGCCTCGATTTTACGATAATATGTATGAATTAAGTCATCCCGACGATTTTCTGGCGGTCAAGAACAAAAGAAAGCTGGACGCTTTTTTGAATTCTGACGATAATACTGCTGCTCGCCTTCGCGTTCGTGAGAAGGTGTTGCAATCCAAATTAACTAGGTTAGTAAGGACTTACGAAAATGATCACTAAAATGTACTGTGTGTACGACAAAAAAGCGAAGATCTATCATCCTCCTGTGTTTTTGCATAATTCTGGGGTTGCCTGTCGAGCCTTCGGCGAGCTGGCCAATAACCCCGAACATCACTATGGCAAACATCCAGGTGATTATGAGCTTTGGGAGATCGGCACTTATGATGATCAATGTGCCTTGATTTGTCCAATGACCGAAAAAACTCATGTTATCGACTTTACCGACCTTGTCGGAGTCCCAGTCTGATGAGATTTATTTCTTATCTACTGATTCTAACCATAGGGGGCTGCGTATTTTACGTAGCTCCCTGTTTTCATTTGAAAGGAAATAAGATGGAAAAAGTAATTGAAAAGCGTGGTAATGGCTCGCGTCGTGTATCGTTCATTACTGATGCAGGCTCCGTGGTGGAAGGCCACCACAAAAACGAGGTGGATATCAATTCGATTATGAAGAAATACCGTGTAACGGGTTTCGTGGAATCAAATGCGGATGAGGCTCAGTATGGTGACTTCACTGATGCTACTGATTTCCATGATATGAAAAACCGCATTATTGAAGCAGAAAGTGACTTTGCTCGCCTTCCTGCGTATCTGCGTACCAGGTTCAATAACGATCCTGGGCAATTGCTCTCTTTCCTGGATGACCCTCAGAATCTCTCAGAGGCTCAGGAGCTGGGTTTGTGCCCCAAGCCTATAGCTGATACGCCTCCGGCCTCAACGCCTCTTACAGAGGCTTCTACGCCGCTTGTTGCGGCCTCCGGACCTGACTCGGCGAAGCCCGAGTAAGGCCGGTCACAGTTCACCTACTTGATATTAACTGTGCGGACTGACACCATTACTTCCGAAAGGGCCAGAAATGCCATTCAAAAGACATAGACAAAAGTCTGTCATGAGTCACGAATTCTCGAGAATTCCCTCTGCAAACATTCAGCGTTCAACCTTCAAGCGGTCACATGGGTATAAAACGACCCTGGACCCTGATTACATTTACCCCATTTATGTGGACGAAATCCTCCCTGGAGACACGTTCAACGTGAAACTTTCGTCAATTGCCCGTCTTAACACTCCTATCGTCCCAATTATGGACAATATGTTCATGGACTTCTTTTTCTTCTTCGTTCCGAATCGCCTTGTCTGGGATCAATTCCAGCAATTTATGGGCGAGCAAAAAGACCCTGGGGACTCTACTGACTTCGTCATACCTACGGTTCAGTCCGATATAACCAATGGCTTTGCGATTGGTTCTTTGGCCGATTATTTCGGCCTCCCCACTGGCGTTGCCGGGCTTACGGTCAATGCCTTACCTTTCCGTGGATACAACCTGATCTATGATGAATGGTTCCGTGACCAAAATCTTTGCGATTCTGTCAAAGTGCTACACGATGAAGGGCCAGACGACATCTCGGATTACAACCTTTTGAAACGTGGTAAACGCCACGACTATTTCACCTCTTGCCTTCCTTGGCCGCAAAAGGGACCCGGGGTTGAGTTGCCCCTCGGGACTTCGGCCCCTGTCATTGGTAATGGTAAGACTATAAACTTCACCACTGACGGAGAGAATGGTTATGGTTTGGCTACGAACTCGACTGGTTTCTATGCGGATACAAGTTATTGGAATACTGCCATCGGTACTGGTGGCACGAGTGCTGCTCAGCCTACCAATAATGTTGGTATCGGTTTGACGGAGGCTGCTGCTGCTTCTGGTATGGTTGCCGATTTGACGTCTGCTGTCGGTCCCACTATCAATTCTCTGCGTGAGACTTTCCAGCTTCAAAAGCTCCTTGAGCGTGACGCCCGCGGTGGAACTCGTTACACTGAGATCATCAAGAGTCATTTTCTCGTGAATAGCCCTGACTCTCGGTTACAGCGGCCTGAATACCTGGGCGGCGGTTCCCGATCGATCCAGGTGACTCCCGTTGCTCAAACTACACAATCCTTGGAAACTGGTACGCCTCTTGGTACTCTCGGTGCTGTTGGATATCACGCCCAATCTGGTGTTGGGTTCACCAAGTCATTCGTCGAGCATGGCTACGTCTTCGGTTTTGTGCAAATCCGTGCCGACATCACTTATCAGACCGCGCTTAATAAAATGTGGTCGCGTTCGACGAAGTATGATTTCTTCTGGCCGGCGTTGTCCCATTTGGGTGAGCAAGCTGTCCTTAATCAGGAAATCTACGCGCAAAATACTGCTGCCGATACTGATGTGTTCGGGTATCAAGAACGTTGGGCAGAATACCGTTACGCGCCCTCTATGATTACTGGGAAGATGCGGTCTGTTGATCCTACTTCCCTCGACGTTTGGCATCTCTCTCAGGATTTTGCCGAACTTCCTGTACTGAACAAAGATTTCATTGAAGAAAACATGCCGATCGAGCGTGTGGTTGCTGTCGTGGATGAACCTACTTTTACGTTTGATGCGTTCTTCGACATTTCTGCCACTAGACCTATGCCGGTGTACAGTGTGCCTGGCCTGGTCGATCATTTCTAGTCAGTTAACGTTTGTTTGTTAAAAGGATGACAAACATGGGATTTTTCAAAGACGTACTTGGTACTGTCAACTCTGCCGTGGGGTCCCCATTGGGGGGCCTCGGTGCTTCTCTCTTTTCGGCGAAACAGGCATCTGGTGAAGCGACTTTTAATCGTAAATTTCAAGAGCGGATGTCTAATACTGCCCACCAACGTGAGGTTGCCGATCTTCGTGCGGCTGGGCTTAACCCTATTCTGTCTGCCGGTGGTAAAGGCGCGTCAACGCCGACCGGTTCTGCACCATCTCTCCCCGATCTCTCTGCGGGTATCTCTCGTGGTGCTTCCTCCGCTTTGCAAGCTGCGAATACGGCCAGAGCGAATGTCTCAGCTACTCTCGATCGCAATATGTTGGAGTTTTACAACAATCTTCCAAAGTGGATGAGAGATTTCACGGATGCTTCAAGGCTTAATAACCAAACCGGTGCCGGTAGTGAAGCGGCGTCGTTGGTTGGTGGACTTGCTAATAGTGGAAAAGGTATCTGGTCTGGTATCAAGAACTTTTTCACTAAGGCCAAGGCCCGGCAGGGCGCGAGTATGGTGCGCCCTACTGGCAAGCCGATCAAGTTACCTGGGAGCAAGTCAAGTACGCCAGGTATTTTCCCTAATTGGCGAAGTCGAAAGATAGAGCATTTGCAGCGTAAGGGTGCGACCACTGGACTTAACATGTCTGAAACTGAAGAACTATTTAAATTAATGAGGGAATCGCAATGAAACGGAAACGTATGAAACGGAGTCGTAGTCGAAAACTGTTCAAGCGCACAAGTGGCAGTAATCGCAGAAACTCGCGTTCTCGCCCAATGCGTGGCGGCTATCGACTCTAACAAACAAAGAAGATGGTTGGAGCCCCTTCGGCCTAAAATCGCGTCGGCCCTGCGCAAGCAAATGAGGGCCGACCTATTTTCGGTTGGAGGGGCGGCCCCCTTCG